TTTTCTCTCCGATCCGTTACCCCACTTACCGGCTACAATTTCCTGTGCAATTTCCGCAATACTCTTTTTGTTGTCTGCCTTGTTTTCTGTCTTATTTCCGGCGTGCTCGTTTACGATCGCCTGCACTTCGGCATAATTATAGCCCGCTGCCTCTAACTTTTCTTTTCTTTCTGTGCCATTGCCCCACGCTCCGGTGATCACTTCCTGCGCGATTTCCGCAACGCTCTTTTTGCCCGGCTGTGCTGTGATGTTATCATACTGTGTTAAATTGTATGTGCTTACCAAATTAAGCAGGTTTTTAACATACTGTGAACTTGTTGCGTAACCGTCCGCTTTGATGTTCTCAATATATGTTTTCGGATCTGTAACGCCTTTTAAATTCGCGTAACGGCTCGCGCTGATAAAATCAAAATAGCCCTTTACGCCTTCCTCTAAGCTGTCGTAAACTCTGAAATTGTCTTTAATCTGCGTTAATACGCCTACTTCGTATTCCTCGCACGTTGACATATTAACAGACTTTCCCTTCCATGCGCTGCCGCATTTCATACCAAAATAATTATGATACTTTGCTGCAAGTGTTGACTTTCCCCACCCGCTTTCGTTAATTGCCTGTGCAATAATTGGACTAATTACGGCGATGCCGTAATTTGCGGCGTGCTTTCTCGCTGCTGCTGCAATGTTCTCAATAAATGTTTTCTGTTCTGTTGTCATGGTTATTTTTCCTCCTTGTTTGGTGTATATTTTTTCAGATTGCAACGCTCGCTTAATTCGCAAGTATCGCAATTCTGATTTTTACATACAAGATCGTTGATCTTGTCGCCTAACTGTTTGTCCGCAACCTTCAATGTCTTGATAAGCCACACCGGCACCTTCTCCGGCATAATCACATAAAGGTTTTCTAAAATGCTCGTAAATTCATTTATCAGCATTACGGCGGTAACGTACCAACCGATCAACATTGCAAAATCTAAGTTAATGCCGATGCTGCCGCCCATTTCGCGGATCCCCCACCCGATTAAAAAGGCGGTTCCAATCATAACGAAATACATTAACTTTTTAATGATCCCCTGCAATCCGGTTTTAGAGTTCCAATCTTTTAAAAAATACTTTGCTTTAATCCACCCGGTTAAATAGTCAAGTGCTACCGCCGCCATGAACAAAATTAAAATAACTGGGATTTTTCCAAACGCCGCCGCAATCGCTGTAAAAATTGCTGATACGCTCAACCCTGCCGCGCTTGGTGTCTGTGTTGCTGCTGCCTTTGCAGCAATAAAAAGTTCTTTCATCGTGTGCCTCCTTCTTTTGCGCAAAAAAATAAAGCCTTATCGGCTTTCTCTTGCTTTGGCTCGTGCTGCATCTGTGCAATGCAGTACAAAACCGTTGATAATGTTTTCTCTTAATCCCTCATTTGTGCAATGTTTTATCAAACCGAAATAGCTTTGCATGGTTGCGTTGACTTCCTGTAAAGTCATTTCGCCGCGCTCGTATGCTTTTACAATGTACTTTATGCGGGATCTCATTCTTTTTACTGTTGCGGATCTTAACCTTATTTCGTCTTTATTTATCATATAACCCACAAAATCAACATTGCAGGTTGTTGGTCTTATGACGGTTTTGTTATTTAGGTTTAATTTCAGATTTTTAAGCAGGAAAGTTTCGACTTTCTCCAATACCTGCCATAGTTCCTCCTTGCTGTCATGCAAAATTATACAATCGTCTGCGTACCGTATCACATATTTTAAATGTAATTCATGCTTTAGGTACTGATCTAACTCATTCATATAGATATTTGCAAACATCTGACTTGTTAAATTGCCGATCGGCATACCTTTATCGAAAAGCATTTCGCGCGGATCTATCTCGCAAGGATCTACACCCAACGGCAACCCGAAGGCTCTTTTCTCTGAATTGATGATTTTATCAAACAATTTTATTAAACGCTCGTCTTTTATGTGCCGTTTTAAAATGTTTAATAAAACCTCGTGATCCACCCGGTAAAAGAATTTTGAAATGTCAAGTTTCAAGTAATAATATTGTTTTGGCTTTCTTTCTGTCTGCCTTAACCAATATTGCAGCCGGGCGGCTGCTTTTTCTCTGCCTCTTTCTTTGATGCAAGCGTAACTATCTTTTATATAGGTTTTCTCATATAGCGGATTGAGTAACCTATAAACCGCCCATTGTAAAACGCGATCCCGGAATTGTAACGCCATAATAAGCCGTTTCTTTGGCACATGAATATAAATAATTCTGTACCCGCTTACTTTGTAGCGTTCCTCCTGCAGGTCGTTGTATAAATCGTTTAAATGCGCGTCAAGTTCTAAAGAAAACCGCATTATTTCGTTGCGCTCGCTTTTCCCTTTTCGTGCATCTAAATAGGCGGCATAGATGTTACTATAACTTGCGACCTGTTCATACGTTACGTTAAATTTTTTCATTATGACCTTAATTTCTCCATGCGTTACGCCCTTCGCTTGCGTTACTAACCGTATTCATGGAAATTTTTGTTTTGCTCATATTGCTATAAGCAGGGTAATATGCCCCTTTTCTTCTCTCTGTACGGTACGCCGCCCGCGTGTTGCGGCGTATGCTGACTAATTGAGAAAAGCGGAAAACAGCCCCACATTCACATTGGAGATAGAACGCGGGTTGTTGAAATTGCCGTTAGCCTCCCCGGCGTTACCGCCATTACCATAATTACCGCCACGAATAAGCAACCGTTACGGCATACTACCCATAGTTGATTTATTATTTTAGCTTATTAAGCCAACTACCTAAAATTTTACCCATTTCCTCCAATTTCTCGCACCACCTGCGTTGATCGTCAAGCGGTATCAGAACGCCCCTTGTATTCATCTTTGGATCTACGGCAATCATTAAAAGCTGCCTTAGATTATAGATTTTTGCATCAACCTGCGTTAATGCCGTTTTCTTATGTTCTTTCTTGGCTGCATCTGATAAACCTTCTAATATTTCATACATTGACTTTTCAATCTGCGCACCGATCGCGTTTCCTATACGCTGATTTCTCGGAAATTGTTTGTTATATAGGCAATCGTGACCGTATGCGATCATTTCTCTTGTTTTCTTCATAATCAAAAGATCGTCTTTGGGTTCGGGTGGTTTTGCTGTCGCTCTGAAATTTCTTTGCATTTTGTTTTATGTCCTCGTCATTTTCAGAAATAGGGCGTATGCTGCCGCATACACCCGCAGGAATTACGCATAAAGCGCAGGATCCACATAAGCGGAAAACAGCCCCACATACACAAGGGAGATAGAACGCGGGTTGATGAAATTGCCGCGAGCCTCCCCGGCGTTACCGCCATTACCATAATTACCGCCACGAACAAGCAACCGCTCGCCGTTGTTACGAAAATATATAAAGCCCCTGCCGGTTTTATCTGTGTTAGGGAATAACGCTAATGCCTTTAAAATATCCGGGATTGTTACGCCGCTTTTTGCTGTCAATGTTCCGAAATCTTTCGCGCCATATCCCGCGCCGTCGTCTGTCTGCTTATGCTCTACGGTTGTTGTGATATGAAAACCACTTGTAGCATTTGCAGGGTTTCCGGTATAGTCAAACTTTAATGTACCGTTTGTTCCCGGTGCAACTAATGAACCGTCCTGCAGGATCGCTTTCCATGCCTTGCTGTTTGCGCCTAAATCTGTTTTGTGGATTGCCGCGTTATTGTTCGGTATAATCTGAATTTCGCCGTCAACTAAACGCGCTACAACCCATTTGTGAACGTCGCCCATAATATCGCATACGCCCAATGCCTCCCATGCCTTGCCGCCGGTTCCGGTTAATGTTCTGTAAACATTTGTCGGGTTCTGCGGACTTAATACACCATGCTCATAAGTCTTTACATGATGCCTGCCGTTGTTTGTGTTGCCTCTAGGCTCTAATCCCTGCGCTGTGATTAAGTTGTGCAATACGCCCCACTCTGCCGCTGTCATAAGATGCCAACCGGCGCCCTTGTTATAACAAACCTCAACCGCACGATCAAAAGTAATGCAGTTTGCAGGATCCTGATTTGGGATAGAGTACGCGCGGTTATTCTTAATCACGTTGATATATTTTGAAACATAAATATACGGCACCACTTTATCGTTGATGATAAAAGCCGGGTGCGGCGTGTGTGCCGATCCGATCCCTAACTCGTCCAAATAAACAAGTGGTATTTTTACCATTACCGAAGGAATACCTTGATCGTCTAAAATAATTTCCTCGTTTGCTGCTGCGCCTCTTAAATCTTCGTAATTACTCATTGATATATACCTCCTCGATGCTCCATAATATTAAAGTACATTTTGAAATGTCAAAATCTTTCTGCACTCTTTCAACGGTCTTTTTACCTTCTGCGTCTGTTTCTCCCTCGATGTACTCATATTCCTTTGGCGGGATTTCAACCTGCGCAACGTAATTTTCGCCCAATCCAAAAACTAAATTGCCGTCTGCATCGGCGCAAATGTCTTTTTTAACGGTGTCGTCTGTCTGCAAACGCGGTAATCTCATTGCGATCGCATCGCCGATCCATAGGGTGCTACCTTCCAATTCGTAACCGATTTTGCGCCCCTCGTTTTTTTCAACTACTTTGATTGTTGGTTTTGCCATTAGATTTTACCTCCAAAAATAAAATATTTTATCGTTACCGGTTCCGTCGGGCAGTCCTCAACCTCGATTTTAAAACCGTTTAACTGCTTGTCCTTAATTCTGATTGCGCGCCCCTGCTGCAAATTATCACAAAACGCCAACACAATATAATTTAATGTATTGCGTGCGTCTTTTAATGCAACTGTTACTTTCTCGGTGTTAAATGGGTACGTTTCTTTGCTCTTTACTTCCACCGATCCAACCTCGAAATAAGTATTTTCTAATTCCCTTTGGTGCTGTAATAACTGCACGATCGCCATATTTGCAATAATCATAGCCTCGTTTATGCCGTTATCCATGTGGTTCATGTTCTGTTGATTAAACCCCGTACCCGGTTCGATAATCCCGCCCGGAACCGGCGTTAATGTAATCGTGTTATCTGGGTTCTGTGTTACCGCGTATGTGTTTGCTTTTTCAGTACGGCGGTTTTTCCATAATATCGGATCATACATTTATCTTTTTCCTCCTATTCGCGTTTTATCGTTATTCTGATGCCTATTGTTGCGGTTGCTAATGTATCTTTTGGCGTGTTATAGTCTTTGCTTTCCAATAAATCGCCGTTTACATCGTATAATTTCGCATTTGTGATTTTTCCCTGCTCGTTATCATCAATGTATAGATAAAAAGTGATGTTATCGGTGTCTTTTATTATCTTTCCTATGGTTCCTTCTTTCACTTTTCCGTTAATGGTATATGTCGCACGCTTTACGATACTTTCCGTATAGTCTATAAGCCGATCTTTTAACATTTTAGCCCTCCTCTCTTGCGTAATCTGTGCCGCATATTTTTAACTGCGTAACTGCTGCCGTTACGTCCTCTTGCACCGTTACCGCGCTTTCTGCCATTGTAAACGGTGTATCTTCCCCGATTATTGCGTTTTCTTCTCCGCACGTTCTTATCGGTGTTGTTTCTGCCTCTGTGGCTGTTTCTATGTTTACAACGCTTTCCTGCGTTTCAAATGGTGCCTGCATCGCTAAACAGCACTCAACGCCGCACACAAAAGCCCCGGCGTTTTCATAACTGTTTACATAAGAAAAACCGGCTACACTCTGCGTATAGTCGGCTTTCTTTATTGCTGTTATGTTGTTATCAAAATTGCAATGCTCATTTTCTCCTGCTGCCGGTTCAAATGCCATAAAGATCAAATCTTCCAATTTGTATTTTATGGTGGTTTCCCTTTGCAGGGCAAATTCAAAATATATGTTTAATGGTAAAATTTCATCAATGATACTGTTTATTGTTTCCAAACTTCCCGCATCTGTGTTAATCTCTACGATCATTTCAAAATTTGACATATCGTTTATTAACCTTATTCCCTCGGAATAATTGGATAGCATCGCCGTTAATTCTTCTAGGCTCATTTTGCGCCGGTTCATCATTGATATAATATATATTTTTCTATCGTCTAAACTCTGCGCCGCCTTTGGTGTAATCCCTAACAGCTTTTCAAACCGTTTTACTCCGGTTTCGTCTGCTGTAAATACAAACATATTCCGTATTACTTTCGTAATAGAGGTATTCAATTTTGTAAATTCAATGTCCTCCGCTTTGGCGATTTGCTGTATATCCTTTATTTGCTTTATTACTGGTGGATAGTGATTTAAAATCATTGTTTGCATAATATCACGCCCCTAACCGGTATTGCGTTCGGATCTAACAGCAGGTTTTCTTCTCTGCCGTTTAAAGCTGTGTTCTGTACGTCTATGATGCCTTCCACACTTGCGATCGCTGCGTTTACCCTTAATATTCTTACCGTTATATTTTGTTCATTCTCCCAACTTTTCGCAAGCTCTAAAAAATAACCGTCGATTTTTTCCTGCACGCTTGCCAATAGATCCGCCCATGTATAGCCGGTATCTATCGTTATTTTTGCCTCTATTTTTACGCTTTCCGATGTGCAGGCTAATATATCTACCACATGATATATTGCAGCCTCTCCTGCGCCCTCTCCCTGCTGCTCTATCGGATCAATTATTTTCTGCACGTCTGAAACAAGCGTGCTGTTTGGCGTTTTATATGTGCTGTCAAGAAAATAAATCTTTATCCTCTTTTCCTGTGCTGTAACCCTATATATTTTACACGCGCCCACGCCCTCTAT